AGAGTTTAAATAATTGAAATCATCTTGAAAGCCTACATTACGATAAGCCATGTTTTGCTGTACTACATCAATACCTAACATACTAACAGTCTCAGTACCTATACCTACCTTAAGCTCTTTAGTTGCAGCCTTCTTAAGCGCACCCTCTACAACACCTTCCTCTAAGCCTTCTACAGCCTCGCCTTTTAGTGCCTTACTAAGTACACGTTGACGCGCTCTACCTATCTCAGCTTTTACGGCTGGCTTAAGCATAGATCGTTTAGCACCTTCTTGTCCTGCCTTCTTTATTATTTGATTAGCAGATATTGTTAAAGCTTCTTTTGCAGCTTCAGCAGCTACTTTTGAAGCACCTCCTGTAGCTAACTTACCAGCACCAAAGCTAACCAAGTTAACAGGGTCTACAATTAAAGCCATACCGTAGTCGTACACACTGTCTATCTTTTGACCAACAGTGCCACCACTAAAGGAACCCTTCATGTTATCAAAGAGTTTGTACGAATTAAGAGCTTTTACTTTTTCCTCATCGTTAGCTTTACTTAAGTAGCTGGCTTCACCTAGTACACTAAGGGTGTTACCTACGTTAAACTTCCTGTTGTAATTAATCCACTTATCTACGACTTTTTGCCTGTCGTGAGACTTCTCAGACATACCAAAGCGAGCTTTCATTTGCGCTTCAATGACGTTGTAGTTGTGATCCTCTGTGAGATCACTAATGCCAAACGTATCCTTCTCACCACCTGTGTAGGTCATGAAGTCAGGCTCTTGTTCTTCAGCAGGAGGGTTCCATGTAAGGCGTCTACCCATTATTCAGTTTCTCCTGAGTTAGGAATGAGGGTCTTATCTAAGCCTTCTATTAGAGGGTATCCTGTGCGAGGATCATGGGTATCTCCGTAGGTAGCATCCCAAAGCTCATACTCATAATACTCTCGGCTATTTGTATCTTCAGGTCTTGGGCCTTGAGGTCTAACTATCTTGTAAGTAGCATCGTAGTTGTACTTATCTCCATATTGATCATCCCAATCATCTATGTCTCTTTTGTTTCTAGGTCTCTCTAATAGCTTCTTTTCCTCGCCTCTATAAATAGGCTCTGGACGTACAGGGATACCTTCAGGTGCTACAGTAGGTTGGGCTTTTAGAGTTAGATCGTCTGTGTTATATGTACCTTCTTCTACGGGCAATTCTGGGTCATTTACTGTAAGGTCATCATCATCATCAGTTTCTGTATCAGGCGTTACAGGTAGATTATTAGGACGGGCAATAAGTTCTTTATCACTGCCTGTGCCTACATATACAAATTCTTCAGCATTCTTTTTAAAGAACTCAAGTGCTTCTTCATCAGTGGCAAATACCTGCAATTCAGAAGGATCACGGCCTGTAGCTTCAAATAGTTCCTCTATAGTTTTAGGATTAAGTATTGCATTTAGAGCATCTTGACCGCCATATGCACCTGTAGCAGACCTATTGTTAGAGAAAGGGTTTTGTTCGTGTACTTTTCTAGTAGCTTCGCTAAAGGCATCAAAATAAACACCATCAGGATCAGATAAATCAAAGAATATATCATCTACGTTACGAACTTTAAAGCCTGAAGCCGTATCTGCCTCCGTCATTTCAACAGCTTCTCTGTCTTCTGGCGAAAGATTTTTAAGTGCCTCTCTTACAATAAGAGGTACAGTGTCTTTCCAAAGTCTAGCTTCCCCAGCAGAAGGCTCACTACCCCTAAGAACAGACCTGTCAAACACAGCAGCGCCACCAGAACCCACCATAGAAGGTGAGGCCGCTGACATTGCTCTTAGTTCATTGATAGTGTATCCACCCATACCTTCGCTTAGATCACTTAAGAAGTCATCATACTCTTCAGCTTCATATGCACCACTAAGGTTGTCTTTAAGTTTATCAAAGAAGCTTCTTTCTTCTGACTCTTGTATTACAGGAGTTGTAGAACCTGCTTTATTTGTACCAAATACTTTAGACACAGCCTCTTCAAAAGATTGACTTGTAGGTGTAAAATCTTCTGCAGCCTTCCATATCTTATTCATAAGGTCTGCATCTACCCTTGTACTATTAGTAGACTCATAATCTTTTACCGTTTTATTTAATTCAAGTACAGCATTTACACCATGCTTTTGCAAAAGTTGAAGTGCATCTGGCGTCTTTAATCCTCGCGCCTCTAATTCCTCTAACGCTAATTCTACACTTTCTTGCTGTTGTTTGTTTTCATTAATAACTTTGCTACCATATGTGTTTAACCACTCTTTCTGTCTACGCTTATTCTCACGCAGTTCCTGTTTAAAAGTTTCTTTGTTCTTTGTGAATTGCTCTGCAGCACCGCTAATAAACCCTAATACATTCCCACTAATAGCCATGTCTTTATGCCTCTCTACTCATTAAGCCCATGCCCATTTTATTAGGTGGCTCCTGTGGTTCTTCCTGCTGGGGGGGTTGGTCCATAGCCATGTCTTCTGTAGGAGCCTCTTGTTTGTCCTGTGGGTCTTGCATATCTTCAAACTTCTCTGTTTCTGGGCTAGTCATAGCTTCCATAGTTTGAGATATTTGAGCCTTTTCTTTTGGTTTTTTACGTTTCATCTTAGCAATAATGAGGGTCTTAAGTTTTTCTTTAGCAACCTCTTCTTCTTCTTCTTCTTCTGGAAAAAACTCATTATATTCAATGCCAGCCATTTCAGCAATAGATACAATCTCTTTATGAATAGCAGGTGCAATAATAAGTCCTACATCAATACTGTGTATGCCTTTTCCTACTGCCATAGTTAAAGTAGTGTTGGTAAGAACCTCTACAGGCAATCCCAATTCCATCATGTAAATAGCACTATCCATATACTTAGGCCCAGACATCTTCTTAAGATGCGTACTAAGTGCTTCTTTAGGATCAGCAGTTTCAGGAGGTCTCTCCCAAGGGTAGTTGCCGGGTTTATCCGTAAATGATTGGCCGGGAATTGGCCCTCTTATTGCTCTACTCATTTTTACTGTTGCCTTTTTTATTTACGACTTTGTATCTCAGCTATAAGAGCATCTAGCTCTTTATCTGATACGGCTTTTTTACTCTTAAAGCCTTCCCAAGTAGCCCTCATCTTAGAGCGTTTGCCTTCTTGTGTCTTAAGGTTCTTTATTATTCTGTTAGCGTGGTTGTAGAAAATAGTATCTTGCATGTTAGCATCAAACTTGTCATTAAGATCATAGTCATTAGTATCTACTTCATCCTGCAAAGTAGCTCCTACATATTGAAACTTTCCTACAGGCGTAGAGAGTGTGCCTTTTGGATTGTTAGCTTTTACAAAGGAAGCATAGGAACCTGTACCACGTTTCTTTTGAAATGCTAAGACTTCTCCAATAGTCATTTCAGTAGGCTTAAAATCTTTAAATGTACTCTTTTGAGCCTGATCATATAGAGCGTCATAACCGCCACTACCTGACTCTTTAGAAGTCATTAGCTTTTCAGCTACAGGACCAAGCCTACCCCGTTGTCTTTTCTCATCTTGAGTTAGGTAGGTAGCTGTACCCAAAGTGCCTTCAGCAGAAGGTGAATACTTTTGTGTTTCTTTTTCAGTTTCACGCATAACAGAAAACAGAAGATCATTAATGCTCTCTTGTTGAATAGCTTCCTGAGTAGCTTTTTGTTGTTCTAATACGGCTGCAGAGGAGTCATACAAGTTTTGTCCTGCCTGACTTAACATAGCCTTTCTTTTTTTACTTCTAGTTTGTGACCCCAGACCTCTACCTTTACCTACCTCGCCTACAGTAGCTTGTATTTCATCTGCAGCTACAGTAGAGACAGACATATCATTGCCTCTCTCTAAAAACCTTTGCATTCTTTCTTCAGTTATATATCTATCTGCCATATCAATCCCCCTTGTATTTAATCCCAATCAAAGCCTAATACAGCTTTACCTACTTGACCCCACATTGACATTTCTGCTGCTGCTGTCTGTGCTGCTGCACTTAATGCTGCATTACTCTTTGTTGCAGAAGCTGTAATGTTAGCAAGAATAACATCATTAATTCTATCTAAGGCATTATTACTACTCTGCCAAGCATAGCTTAATAAGTCGCGGTCTCTTTGCCATATTTGATCTAAAGTTTCAGCAGTAAATTCATTGGCTTCTTTAGCGTCATCCCTGTTAGCCGCATTTTGTTCGGCTGTATTTGTTGTGGTAACAGTCTGCCGCCATATGGCATTAGCTTTTGATATCTCTAACGCATATTCACTATTAAATTCTTCTCTTGCGTTCTTTTGTTCTGCAGCATGTTTAGCTATTGCATTTTCCTCACCTGCATTAAACTGCTCCATTAAATTCTTTTGTGCAGTATTAGCTTCGGCTGTGGCTTGAGCTAACTTTGCCATAACTTGATTGGTCTCGTTCTCACTCTGAGCGCCAAATTGTTTAGCTGCATTTTCTGCTGCCGTGTCACTAATAATACTAGCTGCTATTGACTCTGCTTTAAATATCTCTGCTTGATTTTCATTATTTAAGTTAGTCATATCCATTTGTAGTAAGTTTTTAGCGTTTTCTACCTTAGCTTGCTGTTGGAGGTTATTTAAATTAGCTATTTCCATATTAGATACAGCAGCAGCATCAGCTATTACTTTAGCATTTCTTGCACTGAGATTAGCAATATTCGCAGTTGATGCCAGTTTAGCATTCTCTAATGCTATACTCTGCTCTGCTGTAAAGTTCTGATTTGCAATGTCACTAATAGTAGCTGCATTTTTTACACGTGTTTGAAACTCTTCGTCAAACTCTTGTCCAAGAAACTTAGCGCGTTGCTCTGCAGCAAACATTGCAGTGGCTTGCCTATTGCTAAGGTTTTGAAACTCAAACTTACCATAAGTCTCAGCGTCTATCTGTGCAATAGGAAGAGCAGCTTCCATAGCAGCCTGTACAAGAGCTTGTCCTGCCATACTACTAGCACCAAGCCCACGCGCTGCCATCTGTGCTGAAACGTTTCTTAATGCCCCTGCAGCCCAAGCTGGCGTCTGACCACCTTCAAAGTCAGCTTGCAGTTCTTCCATCTGGCCTCTAACAGTAGCCTGTTTAGATGGGTCAGCCTGTGCTGCTTCAAATTCTACAGCCTCTTTTACTCTTGCCATATCAACAGCAGAGCCTTCAATTTCCTCGCCGGGTTCAAGCTTACGAGCATCAGGCTTAACTATCTGTGTGACATCCTCTGCATCTATTTGAGCAGCTTTAATATCCTTGCCTTTTAGCTCTTCTACGTCTGCAGTTTCTCCTTCAATGGCATCAGGGTCATCCCCTTTTATTGTTTTAAGACCACCTACTTGTGTAGTGTAATCATCTAATGATATGCCTGTAAGCTCCGCAAACTCCGCAATGGGTACTTCTACTTCACTAAAGGTTTGAGGGTAAGGTGATCCATCCTCCCGAAAACCCGCAGGTACAGCATCAGGTTTTAAATATGTGACAGTACCTTTTTCTTTATTGTACTTTGCATCTTTGAGAAGCCCTTTTGATAACTCTGCAGCTTTTTCTACCAGAGAAGCCCCATCAATAAACTCCCCGCCTTCAAGGGCTTTAGTGGCATCCCCTATTGAAGTTGATGCAGTGTACTTTTTAGTTTCAATATCATCTGGTGCGTCAGTTTGTGCTGCACCTAAAACAGGGTTTCCATCTGCATCCAGTATTGGATTACCTGCTGCGTCATACTGAGGAACACCTGCTTTGCTTGCCGTAGCTACATTTGCTTGTGATGGCCCTAAAACAGGATTACCTGCTTCATCTAATATTGGATTACCTGCTGCATCATACTGAGGAACTTTATTTAAGTCTGAAGAAATCTCTGTACCGACTGTGGAAGGGTCTATTTTAGCAACGGTAGTAGGAGTAATTAAGTCCTGAGGGGTTTTAATTGCAGTAGTCAAAAGGTTTTGCTGACCCTCAGTCAAAGCTGCAGCACTTGCAGCTTGCTGCTCTTTAGTCTTAGCTGCAATAGCTGCTGCTAGTTCAGGGTCTGGGCCTAAAACAGGTTCCCCATTTTCATCTAGTATAGGGTTGCCTTCCTCATCCACTTGAGGGACAGGGGTCTGAGGCTGGGCGTACAAATCAGAAAGCTCTTGATTAATAGCAGTAAGCTTGTTTTGCATAGGCGTAATGGTATTAAGGGGTGGAGGAGTATCATCCAAATCAAGATCAACATCCACTTCAGGCATGTCCAACCCCGGAAAGGAAGTCGGTTCCCTACCGTCTGCTGATCCCGGTCCTGTGCCTGTGTAAGGCTTCGCAACTGATTTAGTTTCTACCATTATTCAAATCCGTCCTTTAATCCGTCAAGTATATCTTGAACTGATACTTTCTTCTTAGCGTTAGGTGTGTATCTACACATGTATGTCTTAGGGCATTCACTAAACTTAAACATAGGGTAATGATATCCTATTGTACCATTAGGTCCACGGTAAATGCAAACCATTTCTCCCTGTATCTTAACTCTTTTTGCTAAGTGACACTGTACAAACTCAGGG